GGCGGAAACTGAAAGGAGATACGGAGGTAATTAGCTGATGCTACTGCATCAGGTTAATTATTTATGTGTAACAATAACAAATGAGGATATATGAAGTATAAGAATATTGATGTAGCAGTCGAAAATCTCAGCGAGTATATAACACCTGCTGAATATAAAGCTACTTATCCTAAATTCTTTGAGTTCTATATTGAAAAATCTAAGGATGAAAAAAGCTTCTTCCTGAAGATTTGGAAATACCGGTTGATAGTATCTGTTGACCGATTAATTCCCGCAAGACTCGCTGGAGTTGAACTTTCTGAAAAAGGTAAGTCAATTTATAAAAAGACTGGTACAAATACTGTATTGAAACTACTTGACTAGCGTAGTTGTTTTGTAATATAAGAGTTATTATAGGATAAAAATAACAAGCAAGTGGAGGACAATATGACGAACTTTACAGAGGTAGCTTCTCGATTTTTTAGGCTAGCTTTAGATAAGAAGTTCAAAAATGGCTGTAATCTTAACTCAGCGATTTTGTTTGATGCAATCTGTCATTTACCAAGTGATGAAATGACAGTTGAAAATGCAAACAAGAAACTATTTGAGATGTATGGCTTTAAATTTAATTCCGCCACACTCAGTAGGAACAACACTACTTTGATGGAATTAGGTTTAATTAAGTTGGTCGAGTCTTCAGATGACCGAAGATATAAGGAAATAAAACTTGTAGCTCCTAAGGGTGTTCAAGTTAAAAAACTTATGTATTCAGATGGAGAACGAGTGTGGAAATATAAATAATAAGTGAGGTAAATAATGGCAAGACCAGAAGGTAATAAGTGGCGTGCTGACGTTTGCATTAATGGTAAACGTAAAAGCAAAATATGTGCCACTGAAGAAGAGGCTAAAAAAGTCGAGACTGATATAAAGCATCAGTTAATTGATGGTAAGCCTTTAAATAAAGTAAGAGCTTTGACTCAAATAACTCTAAAGGAAGCATTTGAAAATTGCTTAAACAATCGTGAGGTTGGCTGGATTAGAGATGGTGAGCTAACAGCACACGGAAAAAAGCAAAAGTATTATGCTAATGCTTTTTATGAGTTTTTTGGAGCAAATAAATCTTTAAGAGATATTAAGCTAAAAGATTGGTATGGCTTTATAGACCAGTACGGAGATTGGACTGCGACCAATAACAGAAGGGCTTGTTGTATGAATAAGATATTCACTCACGCTTTTGTTAATGGTCATATCACTGCTGACAATCACTTAAAGATAAAGAGGAAAAAAGAAAAGTTGACTAGACTAAAAGCTTACACAAGAGCTGAGGAAGTTTCGATTCTCAACGAATGTGATACGCTTGGTTATCTTGACTTGAAAGATTTTGTAATTTGTTTAATTGATACAGGAGCTTCTCCAGAAGATTTGAGAACTGCTAATCATAAAAACTTATTAAGGAATCCTGATGGTTCAGTTACATTTAATTTCAATAGAGCAAAAACAGGTATTCCTGTTACTGTTGGAACTAGAAAACGAACTCAAGATATACTATTAAAAAGAAGTAACTATCCTCAATTTTTTACATCAAGCTACAGGGTTTTATATAATAAGTGGAATGATATAAGAGAGAGGTTAGGACATTCAGAAGAGAAGGATTGGGTATTTTATACTTGTAGACATACTTGTGCTTCTCGTATGGGTGAAGCTGGATATACTTTGACTGAAGTGGCTGATTGGTTAGGTCACGCACCAAATAGTCCAGTGACAAGAAGATATATTCATTTCTTCCCAGCACATAAAATTAATATTGCTAGGAAAATGGATAAATTTGAAGAAAATCTTAATACAAATAATGTACGACAGATAGGTAAGTAAATATGAAATATTTAGGAAATTATATGGTAGACATAAAGGACTTTAACTACTTTTATATTTACCAATTTCCTATAAAAGTTTCAAAAAAGCTTTGTGCAAATCCAGTGCGGATAATGCACGAAGTGAATTAACAACGTAAATGAGGTAAGGTGTTTGTGGATTATTTACTTGAAGTAGACTTAAAATCTACCTACACTTACCTCATATAGAAAAACACTACTCTAGCGTAGCTAGATTGTAGACAAATAGCGGTGTTTTAACATCGTTCACCTTTTGTCGCAATAAGAACTCTAGGGTAGGAGACTTCTGCACGGATGCACGAGGTCTCTTTAACAATGACATATGAGGTATCAATGCAAAAACTACTAGAAATCGGAAGTAAAGTTAAGAATGTAGCAAAGGGTTACGAAAAAGTTGAAGCTGAGAAAAAGCTTGAACAACAAATGATTAAGAGTGGAATTGAAAGATTTCACCGGAACATTAGAAAATCCAAATCAAAGAAAAATGAAAATACGGGAAAAGACAAAGAGCCAACTGAGAGCACAACAATCTATGGCCAGCAATTATTACAAGAAGCCATAGAACCAGTAAGTATTGCAATCGGTAAATATTTTGATGAAGCTTACGATGGTCATTCTAAAAAATATGCTAAGTCCGCACAATTATTAGCAAAGTGTATTCCTATCAAGGAACTTGATGATGAAAAGCCTAATAAATGGGATGCAGTCAGTTTGATTGCTTTAAAAGCAATATTAGATTCTATTACTCTTGGATGTACTCAAACTAAATGTACTGTAAAAATTGGAAATTCTTTAGAAGATGAAGCAAGACTTAAATTATTTCAAGATAATGATTCTAAGACTTATAGTAAAACCAGACATTATCTGAAAAGTAAAAATGATTATCGCTATAAGAAAAAAGTTTATGTTTATGCGATGAACAAAGAAGAGCTTACTTGGGGTCACTGGCTTAAAAAGCACAAAGTTCAATTAGGATTTACTCTTTTAGATTTAGTAATTCGAGCTACTGATTTAGTTAAATTACAGCGAAGAGTAGAAGGCCGAAGAAATTCACCAGTCTATGTAGAGTGTACTCAAAAAACTATGGATTGGATTGAAAATAAGAAGCTTCATTCAGAAGCACTAAAACCGATGAGAACACCTATGATAATTAAACCGAAGGAATGGTCAAATCCTTTTGATGGTGGTTATCTAACTCATTCATATCAACCAATAACTAAGGAGAAAAAATAATATGCACTATAACTTGTTCAAATCCAGAAGCAGAGCTTATCTGGAGGAAATGAATAACAGAGCTCACGAAATGCCGGAAGTTTATAAGGCGGTAAACGCTATGCAAAATACACCTTTTAAAATTAATATTAAGGTTTATCAGGTAGCTAATACAGTATTTCATAATGGAAGCGTTGTAGGGAAATTACCAAGTACAGAGAATATTCCATTACCACCTAAGCCATACGATATAGCAACTAATAAAATAACTAGAAAACAATGGAAGAGAAAAGCTTCTCAAGTTCATCAAGAGAACGCTGAATTAAAATCTAAAAGATTGTTGATAGATAAGTTGCTCTGGGTTGCTGATGAATATGACCAATATCCTGAGCATTATTATCCTTTGCAGTATGATTTTAGAGGTCGAGTTTGTTGTGTACCAATTTTTTTAAATTATCAAGGTAATGATTTGGCCAAAGCTTTATTGTTATTTGCTGATGGTAAACCTTTAGGAACACCTGAAGCTCTTGATAAGTTAAAAATTCACGGAGCTAATATGTATGGCATGGATAAAAAAACTCTAAAAGAAAGAGTTAAATGGGTAAATGACAATGAACAAGCTATATTAGCTACAGCAAGAGACCCACATAATCATTATGATTTCTGGGCTAAACCTAGTGTTGGTGAACCTTATCAATTTCTAGCATTTTGTTTTGAATATGAAGAATATAAAAGTTCAAGACAAGGTTTAGATTTTATAACTCATTTATCTTGCTTTAGTGATTGTACTAATTCAGGACTTCAAATTTTTTCAGGAATGTTGAGAGATGAAGTTGGAGGTAAAGCTACTAATCTAACTGCTGAAGAAATACCTCAGGATGTTTATCAAGAAGTAGCTAATAAAACTTTAGAATATCTAAAACAAATGGAAGATAGCCCATTAAAGAAGATGTGGCTTGACTATGGAATAAACCGAAAAACAACTAAAAAAGTTACGATGTGTGTTGTTTATGGTTTAACACAATATAGCTGTAGAGCTTATATCCAAGAACATTTAGAAGATATGGTTGAAGAAGGTAAACCTTGTCCATTTATGAAAAATAAAGATGACGCTGAAAAAACAGGTATACCTTCTGTTTTTAAAGCTACATATTATTTATCTAAATTAGTCTGGAAAGCCATTGGTGACGTAATTATTTCTGCAAAGGAATGTATGGTCTGGCTTCAAAAAGTATCAAGATTAGTTTCAGATAATGGATTACCTGTTACTTGGACTCTTCCGACTGGCTATAGGGTTCAGATGAATTATATGCAAATGAGAAAGCAGAGAATTAATACTCGTATGGGTGAAACTATGAAAACTAAAAAAGTTACTATTCAATTTGAAACAAATAAAATAGATAAGAGAAAAGTTTCAAATGCTATTGCACCTTGTCTAATTCATAGCCTCGATGGTGCAATTTTACAAAAGACAGTTAATTTAGCTTCTAGTAAAGGAATAAAATCTTTTGCTTGTGTTCACGATTCATTTGGAGTTTTAGCACCGGATGTTCAACTTATAAATGATTGTGTGAGAAAATCCTTTGTAGATATTTTTCATAAAGAAAATATATTAGAAGATTTCTGTAAAGAGATTACACCTCAAATTGCAATAAACAAACAACACTTAATACCTGAGCTTCCTAAAATGAGAAACCTTGATATTAGTGAAGTTTTAAAAAGTGACTATTTTTGTTCTTAAACTGCTACGCTAGCGAAATTATTAACTAGACACTTTACGACAATCTAAACATTGTCATTTCCAATAATTACTAGGAGGTACATATAATGGAAAAACCAAAAACGTACACTTCTCCTTTTGGAAAAGCTATTTATCCTCATTTGACTAAAGCAGATGTGAAATGGAAGCCTGAAGGCGAATTTCACGTAGACTTAGAAGTTGATGCAGGTAAAGCTCTTGAACTTGTTACATTAGTAAACAAGTGTGTAGAGAAGGCTTTCTCTGATGAGAAGAAAAAAGGTAAGCGTAAAAACTTAAAGAAGGCTACGCTTCCTTATAAAAAAGAAGATAATAAATATATCTTCAAATTTAAGATGAAGGCGAAAGGCACTAACTCTAAAACTGGAGAAGCCTTTACTCAAAGACCTGCAATTTTTGATAATGAATTAAAACCATTGAACAAAGATTTAATTGTCTGGGGTGGCTCAACTTTAAGAGTGAGTTTCTTTCCGAGAGAATGGTATACGCCTTTATTAGGTGCTGGTTGTTCTCTGAGACTCAAATCAGTACAAGTAAAAAACTTAGTAGAAGGCTCATCTATGAATGGCTCAAGTGAAGGATTTGAGAAAGTAGATGGTGATAGCTCAACTAAGAATGAATCTGATGAAGAAGAAATTTCACAAGAAAACAACTCTTCAGCAGACTTCTAAATTTAAAAGTAAACTTGAGGAAGAGTTTAATAAATTTCTCATACAAAAGAAAATTAACTTTCTTTATGAGAGCTTTACTATCTCTTTCCTCAAGCCTTCTAAGGCTTCGAGGTATACGCCTGACTTTAAATGCTTATCAATAATATTTGAAACTAAAGGTCATTTCGTTACTGCCGATAGGAAAAAGCATTTACTTATCAAAGAACAATATCCTAAATTGGATATTCGCTTCGTATTTTCAAATTCCAAAAATCGCATTGGAAAAAAATCAAAAACAACTTATGCAAAATGGTGTGAGATTAAAGGATTTAAGTATCACTGTATTGCATCAACAAAGAAATTTTTACCTGAAGAATGGGTAAAGGAGATATTAAAAAATCAAAATGAGAAAAGAAACTAAATATATAATTATACATTGTTCAGCAACTAAACCTTCGATGGATATTGGCTTTGAAGAAATAGATAAATGGCATCGAGCTAAAGGTTGGTTTGGCTGTGGCTATCATAAAATTATTCGTAGAAAAAATGGCATAGTTCAACAGGGAAGACCTGACGATGAAGTTGGTGCTCATTGCAGAGGAAGAAATCACGATAGTATTTCAATTTGTATGGTTGGTGGAGTTAAGGAAGATAACATCAAGGAATGGGAAGATAATTATGATGAATCTCAATGGACAGCATTAAAAGAAATAATAATACAATTACACAACAAATATCCTGAGGCAGAAATTTGTGGACATAATAAATTTAGTGATACTAAGAAGTGTCCTTCATTTGATGTAGAAGAATGGAAGAAGATTGAGCTTGATTGGATAGAAGGCGATTTACTTCCAAATGATGAACGAGACTAATGAAGAAGCTACATTCCTTTATTATGAACAGTGTCCTGAATGTAGGTCTAATAATCGTGACAATACTGGCGATAATCTGGCTAGGTATTCGGATGGTCACGGATATTGTTTTTCCTGCCACTACTTTGAAAAGTCAGAAGAAGAAATAAATAACGAATTTCCAAAAGATACAAATATGATTACTGGTGAATATAGAAATTTAACTAAAAGAAAAATTGATGCAAATACCTGTAAAGTATTTGGTTATCAAGTTGGTAACTATAACAATCAACCAGTCCATATTGCTCCTTATTATAATAAAGAACACGAACTAATTGCTCAACATATTCGCTTTCAAAATAAAAAATTTATTTGGTTAGGTGATATGGAAGAGGTCTCTTTATTTGGAATTAATAAATGGAGAGATGGTGGAAAAATGGTTGTTGTTTCAGAGGGCGAAATTGATTGTATGTCAATTAGCAAAATTCAAGGCAATCGTTGGCCTACAGTTTCAGTACCTAGTGGTTCAGCTTCAGCAAAAAAATATATTAAGAAATCATTAGAGTGGCTTGAAAAATTTCAAAACGTAATATTTTTATTTGATTCAGATTCCGCAGGAAAAAAAGCGGCTGTCGAATGTTCAAAATTACTTTCTCCTCGCAAGGCTAAGATAGGTAGACTACCTCTTAAAGATGCTAATGAAATGCTAGTCAAAGAAAGGACTAAAGAATTAGTTGATAGTATATGGGGTGCGTCTACTTATACGCCACAAGGCATTATTACAGGTCAAAAAATAATTGATTTATTCTATCAAAGAAAAAAAGTTAAAAGTGTTCCTTACTGTTGGAATGGATTAAATAAAAAATTAGGTGGTATTAGACTTGGTGAATTAAATTTAATATGTGCAGGTACAGGCACAGGAAAATCAGCAGTTTGTCGTGAAATAGCTTCACACTTATTATTACAAGGTCATAAAGTTGGATATATCGGTTTAGAAGAAGGCGTTCTAAGAAGCATTGATGGAGTAATGTCAGTTTTAGTAAACGCACATGTTTATAAAGATGAAGTTAGAGATAAAGTTTCACAAGAACTATTAGACAAACAAATAAAATTTATTTCAGACAAAGTATCTTTTTTTGACCACTTTGGTTCAGCAGAAGTAAATGATTTAATGAATAGAATTAGATATATGGTTCAGTCTTTAGGCTGTAAATATATTTTTTTAGACCATATCGGTATTGTTGTTAGTGGAATTACTTCATTAGAAAATTCTGATGAGAGACGTTTAATTGACAATATTATGACGCAACTAAGACAATTAGTTGAAGAATTAAATTGTGCCATGTTTGTTGTTTCTCATCTTCGTAGAACTGAAGGAAAAATTTCACATGAAGAAGGATTACAAGTAAGTCTTTCACATCTTAGAGGGTCACATTCACTAGCAACTTTATCCAATCAAGTTATTAGTTTTGAACGAAACCAACAATCAGAAACAGAAAATAATATTTTAACTTGTAGAGTTTTGAAAAATAGATTTTCAGGAGATACAGGAGTTGCTTCAATTTTAATTTATGACAAAGAAACTGGAAGACTTTCAGAAGGAAAATTTAATGCTGAAGAAAAAACTGGAACGACACATTAATGCTTTTCTTACATCTTACTTAGAGGACAACGAAGAATTTATAGGATTGGATAATGCAGATAAATTATACATTTATTCAATCTTGAGAAAACTTTTAACTTTAATTTATCAAGTTATTAGATACCCAAATGTTTATCCAATTTTATTGGTACAGAATTATAAATCAAAACAAATAATTCAAAAAGCATTTAAGGAAGTGGAAATAATTATTCCAACAGTAAACAACATAAAAATAGAGGTCGTAAATTGAAAAAATGAAATTAATATTTGATGCTGAAACTAATGGTTTCGTATCAGATGCTACAAAAGTACATTGTATCGTTATTAAAAATATAGATACCAACAAATTTTATTCTTATAAATATGATGAAATAGAAAAAGGTTTGAAATTACTTAGTGATGCTGACTTATTAGTTGGTCACAATATTTCAAAATTTGATTTATTAGTAATTAAAAAACTTTATCCAAATTTTAAATATAAAGCTAAAATATTTGATACTTTATTAGTTAGCAGACTGATATTTACTAATAGAAAAGAAGAAGACTTTAGATTTAAAGAAGTACCTACTAAATTAATTGGAAGACATTCTCTTGAATCTTGGGGTTATCGCTTAGGATTAAGAAAAGGTGATTTTATTAAGACTGGTGATTTTTCTAAGTGGTCTCAAGAAATGCAAGACTATTGTAAACTGGATGTAGAAGTAACTGCTGAACTTTATAATTTAATTTTAAAACAAAACTATTCTCCTGAAGCAATCGAGCTAGAGCATAACTTTGCCGAATGTATCATTCGTCAAGAAGCACACGGATTTTCCTTTGATGTGGCTTCTGCAAAGAAGCTGTATGCCTCACTTGCAAACAGAAGGTTGGAGTTGGAAGCAATTCTAGCTTCAGCCTTCCCAAATTGGAAAAAGTTTATAGGAACATTC